AATGAAGGTATGAGAGCATGGATGTCATCTGTTGACCAACCTCATGAGAACTTCGTGTTCCCAGAGGAAGTATTGCCAAGAGGTAATGCACTCTAAATAGAGGTGAGACATCGTTCGTGCGGTCTCTACATTCGGAACTTACAAGACCTCCTTCGGGAGGTCTTTTTTTATGTCTTGATAAATATTTCAAAAAGATTATGGCGAAGTTCGATAGAGTAACAAGAGGTACTGGAAGAGTTGTAGAGTTTATGACTGGGAAATCCCCTGCTTATAATGGTTTGTTTAAGAAGTTAGATGTAGATGGTAGAGATCCATCAAATGGTAATAGGTTAATAACAATTGAAGCAAAACCGAAAGGGAATATTATTAAAGTTGACTATCAAACTAAAGTAAGTGATAAAAAAATTACTGATATCTGGAAAGCTTTATCTAAGCAGTATGGTCTTGTAGAAGGACCAATAAAGGGAAGTAAATATATATCAGTTTTTATTGGAACAGAGGATGTGGAACAGAATGTCAAAGAAATAAGATTTGAAAAAACTAAACCAGGAGGTGGAGGTGTTATTCCCACAAACATACAAGAAGAAGGTGCAACAATTGTACTTACTCATGCTTTAAAAAGTAAGGGTGCAAAATTTCAAAGTGATGCAGATATTAGAAATGATAAAAAAACATGGACTGCATTATCAACTTGTTTTAAAGGATGGGAGCATAGAATAGATGGTTGGTTGTGGACATATTATCAGCAGAATAAATTATTTTTTGATACTTATTCATCTGGTACATGGGCTCCATTTGAATTTGGTGATAAAGATTTTGTTACGTTCTTCAAAGAACATATGGAGCATTTGAATAGAGATTTTAAGAACCCAGATGGAACAGAACCTGCTGGAAAATATGAGACATGGAACCCTGCTGACATTTGGGCGGTTAAAAGTGGTAGAGCATCTAAGTTAAAAGCAGATATAAAAAAAGCAATTCCAGATCCATCTCATTTATTAGAGTTGAATGGTATATTGGTTGAGTATATGGAGGATAAAGAACTTGTTGGTATATCTCTTAAGAAAATAAGTGCTCCTAGAGAAGCACAGATACATTTATATAATGTTGATAACTCATCAAAATTAAAAGCAATGACTGCTTTTAGTGGTATAGAGCAGTATGATATGAGTGATATTGAATTTGAACCTGATCATATTCTTGAACTTAGTTCTGTTACTACCTATATTAGAATTGGTCCAAATCAGAAATATACAATTAGTATTACAAGGTCAGGTAATAATACAAGTTTCACGGCACAGATAAAACGAAATTCTAAAGATGCTCAAGGAGGACAAACACCTATTAACCAAGTGATTAAACTATTGTCGGGTAATGAATTTTCAAAAAGTGAGAAGGATTACCCCCAAACTGCTAAAGATTTTATTACACCTGCAAATGCAAAGAAGTATAAAAAATATTATAATTTAGTATCTAAAAATGCTAAAAACAAAAGCGGTATATTGAAATGGGATGACTGGCAAAGGGAGTTAGTAATGCTTTATGCAAAGGATGATAGAGATGCTAAAGTATCACTGATGCAATTAACGTTTTGGTATTCTGCTATTCAACATCATGCAAATGATCCAGAGTTTTGGACAGACATGTTATATTATGGTATGAAGATAACAGCAAAAGGAGAGTTTGCACCTCACGCAAAGATTTCATAATGGATCTAGATCAGCAGATACAACTAGGTCATCTTCTCCTTGAAGAGAGGGTTTGTAGGGTCTGTAAGGAGCGAAAGAACCTTTTAAATGGTTTCTATCGTATACGTAAAAACATGAACCTCCTGTCCTCATATTCATACGAATGTAAGGATTGTACAATAAAAAGGATCACATCCAGAAGAAAGAGTGATACAATTAACTGGACATACCCCGATTGGTAAGGTACAATACATTCAGTTACTAAATATCCCTTGTTAATGTCATTGATTTATGTCATTGCTTTGGCGGTCATTCTCGCCATAAGCGTTTTTGCATTATACTTAAAAAATTACAACCCACATTAGAGGACTTATGCACGGAGACTTAGAACCAGATGAGCATATCTTACCTGAGAGACAACATATAAATGATCTCTGGGAAGATATGGATAGACTTAACGCATTATATGAAGAGATGATGTGGCCTCATGATGACGTACTTGAATTTGTTCCTGATCATGAGAAGAGTAGAATTATAATTAGAAATAGATCTGCAGAAGAAAGAGGTTCTTTATGAATAACTTTACAGTTTATTCTAAAGAGGGTTGCCCTTATTGCACAAAGGTGGTAAAAGTATTAGAGATGGCACGTCTAAATCACGTAGTGTATAAACTAGGTGAACACTTTGAGAAAGATGCATTCTATGGCCAGTTTGGTGAAGGAGCAACTTTCCCTCAAGTGGTTGTAGATCAAACCAATCTCGGTGGGTGTACCGACACAGTACAATTTCTAAAGGAGAAGCAATTAGTCTAATGAAAAAAGTTGACGACTTTGAAACTGTTTATGATATGCTCGAACATGCCATTGAGTATGCTTTCGAGGGTAAGATGCAGTTGAAATTTTATGAGTTTCTAAAGTATCGTAAAACAAAGAAGGCAGAAATAGAAGCTTTCCTTAAGAGTTCTACTGTTAAGGAAATATATGATCAAGTAATAGAACTTGAAGAGTATATCAAAGGTGGTAAGGATAATAACCATCAACAATTACGTGAGGCATATGGTCACATTCCCAAACCACAGGCAAGAAAGATAAAAGCATATCTTAATAACATTGTTGAAGATGCAGTGAGGTATCAACATGACCGAAGACCAGGAAGAAGAAAAAAAGGTTCTAAATAAAGAAAAACCTCTAGAAATAAACAGAGGAGTAGAACTACTATTACGAAATAGGAGGAAATCTAAACCAAAACCTAAAACATTTCAAGTAAAATTCGGAAATCTTATTGCTCTATGGAATAGAGAAATTGTTTTTCACTTTGATTTTTACTTAGACATTAGAAAAAAATAAACATCTCTGGGAGGAGCATCATGTCAGAACTATTAGTAGTAACATTGACACTTATGACACTCGTGTCTATACTTGCACTTGCAGTAGGAGGTATGATAGGATGGATGGCAAGACAGCATTCTTATGAAACAACACCTCAAGTAGTGTACACTCATCCAGAAATGTTTGATGCAAATGGACAGTTAGTTCCAGATGAAATTTTAGCTTTAAGAATTGAAACACATGACACCAGCGAAGACAACGACGACGAAGACTAAAGGACCAAAGTTACCTTCATCTTCTAAATCAAAAGCACCTGCCAAGAAGACTCCATCAAAGAGGACTCCAGCAGCACCTAGAATCGACTCCTTGCCCACTAATCCTTTTATCCATGAAGTATTAGACTTAGCATCTAAACAACGTTCTAAGGCGAAGAAGGTGGAGGCACTGCAAACATATGAGCATGACTCAATTAAGTCTGTTCTTATATGGAATTTTAACGAAACTGTAATTAGTTTGTTACCTGAAGGACCAGTTCCTTATGGTGATGGTGAAGACCAGCAATTATTAAATGGTTCTCTATCAGAAAATCTTTCTAGAGAAGCAGCAGGAGGTGAAGCAGCAACTAGACAAGATCTGCAGGGACAAGGAAGAACATCTTTACGTAGAGAATGGACTAAGTTGTATCACTTTGTAAAAGGTGGTAATGATAAGTTACCTGGTATGCGTAGAGAGAATATGTTTATTACCATACTACAGCAATTGCATCCTAGAGAAGCAGAGATCTTAGTCCTTGTTAAGGATAAGAAATTGACTGATAAGTATGATGTTACAAAAGAGATTGTTGAAGAAGCATACCCAGACATTGAGTGGGGTAATAGATCATGACTACAAAGGCACCAGTTAAACCAGAAAAGAAACCAGAAAAGAAACCTGAAAGGACGTTTGATCCTAAAGATTATTATTGTGAAATTATCTTAGAGAGAACTACGATAGAAAAAGCAGAAGATAAGACTTTTCCTACCGATGCATTTAATGTAAGGTATGTTGCAGATGGTAAAGAGTATTTGGATGTGACTCGTGCTGAAAAGATGGTATATATTTTTAATATGTATTATGATGGATATGGAAAAGGTGCAATCCTATCAATTGATTATGGAGCTGGTTCTATAAGACCTAATCTATGGGGTATTAAACCAGTTGAAAAGAAGAAGAGGAGAAAGTAATGGGTAAAAATAAAGATGGAGATGAACTTCTTAGATCACAAATCAATGATGTGATCAGAGGTGAGATACAGGATGGTATCAATGAATACATTGATTCTCCTGATAGTAAGGGGTTTGCTGATGAAAAACTTAAAGTTAACATACCAAAAGATGAGGTAGATAATATTCTTAGAGAGTATAAGAAGATAAAGAAAAGTCAGAGATCCAATATAGGACAAGTAAAAAAACTTGGTTTAGTTGATAAATATGGGAAACCACTATGAGTGAAAAGATTGATACTCAGGGGATGAGTGGTGAAGCAGTTGATGGATGTAAAGACAATGTGTATCCCCATGATGCTGATGGAAATCCAATCTATCCAGCATGGAATCCTACACCATTACCTTTAATTGAACCTCAACTCAGGAAAGAACTCAAGGAGTTAATCAATGAAGTTCTTGATGAGAGAGACTATCAAAAGAAACTTAATGGTCCTTATGATGTACCCGAATACACTTATCGTTTAGACGAGTTACAAGAATGAGAACCCAAAATAAAGAAAACTATTACTACATCTTTTGGGTAGTAGCAATGGTTGCTTTCATAGTTCCACAAGTGTTTACTGCAATAGCATATATGAAACTTGCTGAGATTATTGAAGAACCTATTAAAGTTCAGTTGGTTAACGAAGCAAAACTCAAGGTAAAGGTAGGGCTATGAGACTAGGTGTTATGTGTTCTGGCAACGGAACCAACTTCGAGAACATAATACGCTCAGTTACTAAGCATGAGGTTGTGTTAATGGTACACAACAAAAAAGAATGCGGTGCTATTAAAAGAGCAGAGAAATTTGGTGTCCCTCATTGTTATGTGAATGCCAAAGATGAAGATAGGATGGTAGAACTCTTCAAGACATGGAGAGTTGATTTCATAGTTCTTGCAGGATACATGAGGATAATTAAAAATCCTTCTGCTTTTCATTGCCCTCTCATCAATGTCCATCCTTCATTGCTACCTAAGTATAAGGGATTACATGCAGTAGAACAGGCACTAGAGAGTGGTGATAAAGTTACTGGATGTACTGTGCATTATGTGAATGAAGAATTGGATGGTGGGAAAGTTATCCTACAATCTGAAGTTCCTATTCTTCCTGAAGATGATGTCAAATCCTTAACCAAAGCAATTCAAAGAAAAGAATATGCTATCTTACCTATTGTGATCAATGAACATTTGGAAAAACTATAAAGAAATCTTGCACGAATCTATCTCACTTCATAATGAGGTAGGTAGTGTATGGGCACAGTGGGAAGGTAAGAAGACTAGTCTCTTAGCTAAAACATATACTAATAAATATCTTCTCAAATCTAGAGAGGTTGAGATCTGGAGTGATACCTCATGTATCTACAATAATATCCTATACCCCAAGACAGGATCTAATCTACCTTGCTTTGGTATGGATCTTATGGGGTTTAATCCTAATCGAGTCATTATAGTATTTGATTTCCAACATCCTGTAGAGAACTATCTATTTTCTGTGGATGGACTGCCTAAACAAGAAGGTAATATAAGATTCTTTGAACCAGGTAATCATTTCTCTGAGAACATATATGTTGCCAAGTGTAAGATGGATGAAATTGACGAACATTTAGAAATGTTTAGTAAGTATATTAAAATATATTGTAATATGTTAGACTCAAACAAACCCACGGGTCTAGATACTACAGCATATAAGGATTTTGATGAATATATGACTGACCTTGATCCTGTTGGTGGGTATCTTGCAGGGCAATTTGGTAAAGAAAAGTCCGAATCATTAGTAAACCAATTTCTATTCAACTACAAATGAAACTAAGTACAGAAAAATTAAATAGAGTTATAGATATTTGTTGCCGCATAATATCAACAGATGGGCAGGTTGATTTGGATGAAAGGATATGGATGAATAAACTATGTGAAAATAATGAGAAGGCAAGACAAGTAGCAGGTGCTATGCTATGTCCAGATGTTATGGGAGAAGCAATTTATAAGTAGCCTACTTGACTATATATTATACATGTGTTAGTATTAACACAATCGTTCATCCTGATACATTCAGGACGCAAGTAAGCCGACTCGGAACGGATCG